CAGATCAGGCAGTTGTATTCCACACCAAGACCTCGAAGCTCTTCTGCGATACGTTGTTGAGCCTGATACTCAGAGTCAATTATACGGTTTGGCCTGAGAAGTTCAAGATAATCTACGATGATGACATCTGGTGTAAAGTTTTTGTGAAGCTTGAGTTGAACCAATAAGGCTCGAAGCTGGTTGACGTTCGATGCTGCCGTAGGAAACTCCTTGATCAACAACCTACCATTGGTTTTATTCTTTACTTCGGTCAGACGGTCCTTGAGCTTTAGCTGCGCTTGAGGCTTTTTCAAGTCAGAGTTACGGATCTCAGTAAGAACCGAGTCGAATCTGTTGGCGATCTTATCCTGGCTCATCTCAAGAGACAAGTAGAGGACGTTCTTACCCTCATAGATAGCGTGTGCGCCTTGGTTTACCAGATACAGAGACTTACCAACACCAGGGGGAGCAACCACAATAGCAAGCTCCTTAGCCGCCAATCCCCCTTCAAGGTGCCGGTCGTGTGTCGCGAATACCGTTCCAATCTTCCTCTCATTGTTCTCCTTGTAGGACCGATACAGACGGGCCTGAACATCTTCAAAGTAGTCTTGCCCCACATCAACATTACGGTTGACAAGAAGAGCATTCTTAACGAGATCTTCTACCTGGGCAATGTCACCATCCTCATTGAGGATTACCATGGCCTTTCGGACAGCAGTATCCATTGCCTTCTGGCGGGCGAACTCTTCTACAGTATCAAGAAGGAACTCGCGATCACCAAGACATGCCTTATCAATAGTATTGATCTCAGCGAGAGTGTCGTCGTAATCAATACCTGTCTCAGAAGCACCTGAAACAGTCGTGTTGATGAAGTCGGGTAAGACTCCATCAGAAGGGAGTTTGCCATACTTCTCGTAGTAATTTCTTACGCCTAAGAAAACATTCTTGTAGGCAGGGAAGTCGAAGTAATCAGGCTTTAGAAGCGGAACAATCTCCGAGAAGAACTCAACGTCTTTCTTAAGGAGATAGAGACAACCACGCTTGGTGTTGTCGCTGATGTGGTATGGCATATTATATGATAGGTTCGGGGTTTACTTTTTCTTAGATGCTTTTCCGATAGTACCGTCTTTGGTCAGAACACGGTTTGTATTTTTTAAGTTTTGAATTTTGTCTGCTCTTTCCTGATCGTTCAGTCTACGAACTTGTCCCTGCTCTGCAAGTACTTTATAATTAGGAACAACTTTCTTGTAGTGCTGCCCTCCAGACTTAACTCTTTCTTTTGTGGCTTCCATGGATTCTTTGTAGAAAGTTTGAGCTTGCTGTTTATCCATACCTTCGCGAGCGTAACGCCTACGCTCTTTCATTGCATGGTAAGAGTTTCTACCGTGTTTGATATCAGGAGGTCCGGTAACAAGACGTTCTGCGATACTACCACAGGAACAGTCTACATCGTTGGGTGGCATGTCGCCATACTCAACCTCCTTATAAGCCTCATAATCCCTGGGATCATCCCAATCAGGAAGAGCATCAATTTCCTCCTGACTGAGACTACTGACGAGGACTTGTTCCGTAAAGATCCCGTCAACCATCGGAATGTGACGTAGCTCTTCCTTGTCACATTCCGAGCAGTAGTAATTGTAGTAAGGCATTAGGCCCCACACTCCCCGTCAATCGTGCAGGCACCCATCACGCGCTCGGCTTCAGCCTTCTCAGTAGCAACAAGCTCCTTAGCCTTAGCGATGTTCTCTTCAGTGAGAGGGAGGGCTTCAAGGGGCTCCATACCCTTTGAACCTGCACGGTAGACTGTCATGCCCTTGAGATACGGTGCAAACTTCAGAGCCATCTTAGACACAACCTCATGGTCAGCGTCACCAGGAAGATTGATAGTCTTGCTGATTGCATTATCAACATACTTCTGAATGCAAGCCTGGACAGCCATGTGTTGCTCAGGAGTAATATCGTAAGAACCAACGATGTGACGACCATCACCACCCTCTTCAAGAGCTTCCTTAAACAGAGGATCGAGAACCATCTGCGACTTCCAAGTATTACCCTCACGGTAGCGACGGTTATACATCGGAGCGAAGATAGGCTCGATACCAGTCGAAGCACCATGCACCATGGAGACAGTCCCCGTAGGAGCAGCAGTGAGCATCACAGCGTTGCGGATACCATGCTCCTTGATGAGCATTCGAATACGCGCAGGCAGAGTCTTTGCAAACTCTTCGTTGAGATACTTACGAGCATTGAACTCAGGGAATGAACCACGCTCACGAGCAATGTAAACCGAAGCAAGGTAAGACTCGTTTCGAATAGTCGTGTAGAGTCGATCAAGGAACTCAATGCACTTGTCGGTACCATACTTCACACCCAGCTTGATAAGCATGTGGTGCAGACCCATGGTGCCGAGACCAATACGACGCGAGCGATCACCTGCAATCTTACACTCCTCAAGAGGGTAATGGTTTGCAGTCAGCACGTTGTCGAGGAATCGAATACCAGTGCGAATAGTTCTGGCAAGACGATTCCAATCCAGATCATCACCTTCCTCGTTTACCATGTTGGAAAGATTGATGTGGCCGAGGCAACAGTTAGCATACGAGTCCAGAGGAATCTCGCCACAAGGGTTAGTGGCATTCATCTTAAGGAAGTATGACATGTTGGTGTATCGGTTAGTCAGCGACAGGTTGAAGATACCCGGTTCACCCGACTTGACCGCATTCTCCCACAGACGGTTCCAAAGATCAATAGCCAGGAACTTTACTTCTTCAACGTTCTCAAACGTGTCGTCCCAAAGTCGAAGGTGGTGTTGCTTGGCTCTAGAGAGCGCATCTTCTGGTGACAGCGCAACGATGTTGATGACCTCGTTTGTGCCGTCGTTGGAAATTCGGTTAGCCTGATAAACCTTGTAGGCTCGATTACCAAACTTAAACTCCCACTGTTCCCCGTTCTCACAGGCTTCAATGAACTTATCGGTGATTGCGACCGAGATGTTGAAGTTAGTAAGCTCAGAGAGATCCAGCTTAATATGCAAAAAGTCCAGTAGATCAGGGTGATCCACGTTAAGCTCTGCCATGAGCGCGGTGCGTCTGTTTTTACCTGCCTTAACATGATTTCCTACCTCGTTAATCATCTTCATCACCGACACAGAGCCGGGAGCGGAATTCTTCACATTACCAATATCATCGCCTCGCGGACGAATCTTAGAAAAGTTGAAGCCAATGCCTCCACCACCGCAGGAAATACGATACATGTCCTGAATGGTCTTGCCAATAGACTCTACCGTGTCTTCTGGTTCAATCGCGTAACAGTTGAGTAGATTTTGGTGGCTACGCCCAGAACCGTAAATAATACGACCCCCAGGCACAAGATCGCCAGTACTAAGCGCATCATAAAACTTCTTCTCGTATTTCTCTGTTTCTTCTTCGCTTTCAACGGCAGCAACATGCTTTGCCATTGCCTTGCATCTCTCCGCATACTTTGTCTCGCCAGGGTAGGCGTAACGCGACATGAAGATTTCTTGACCTATACTATCCAACTGCTTAATTGCCATAATTAACCTTACTAATTCCTTTGTGTTTTCTAACTGTAATTGCGTTCGTATCTCCCAGAAGTTCCTGTAAATAATTGTTGTGAGTAATCACTAGAACTTTCTTCTCAGGACTCTGGGATTCTAACATACGGAGAAGATTGTTCACGGCCAAGATACCAGGATTGTCGATGTTATCACAGACCTCATCGAAGAACAAGAGGTTGCAATCGGTTCTCGAAATCTTAGAGCTAAGATCTTGGAGGGCTAACATTATAGCCAAGTTAACCTTCCTTTTTTCACCACCAGATAAAGAAATATACTTGGTCTCCACATTGTTGTTACGGATGGTTTCGGACAACTCATCGTTAAACTCCAACGAGAACTGACCATTGGTCAGCAGCGAAGCGTATTCATTTGATCTAAGATTGAAGTAATCCAAAATGTTGCGAATAATATAACGAATAAGGCCCTTCTCTGAGAAGGCTACTTCCCAGAATTTCATAACTTCCATTAAAGATTCAAGCTCAAGACGTTTAGACTCGTATTCCTCTAGCTGTTTTGATACTTGGGATAGTCTATGTATACTGCCTTGAGCATTTTCTATCTGTTTATTTTTCTTATTGTATTTGGCCCATTCAGATGAAGATATCTTAGGGACTGATGTCTCATTTATCTGCTTAAGATCTTGTACTAGGATCTCGTTGTCTTCCATTTGAGACTTGAGTTCTCCCGCTTCCTTGATGAGCTTATCGAGGTCTTTACGAGTCTGAGATTTGGTATAAGTGCTTTTACAGACATGGCACTCCTTCTCATCCTTGTAGACTCCTTCTTTAATTGAGTCGTTAATTCTACGAAGACGGTCACGTTCTTTCTTTAATGATCTTTGATACTCCCTGATATGTTTCTCATTTTCAGTGATCTTAGATTCAGCTTTTAGAATATTTTCTAAGCTGGGCAACTTCATCAACTTATACTTCTTATCAGGAACCTCTGATTCAAGACGGTCTTTCTCGTTTATGAGGTTTGCAAGCAAAGTGCTAATGACCTTTAACTCACCCTGATACGAAGACTTTAACTGCTTTACAGACGCACGCTTTGAAAAGATATCATCAAGATTAAAACAATTCTTGATAATCTTACGCTTGTCCTCAGGAGAAGAGTCTAGAAAAGTAAATGTAGAGTGTTGGCCAAACACTACAGATGCTAAAAATGACTTGTAGTCGGTTTCTAACAACTGCTCAAGATATCCTTGAGTTTGGGTTGCATTGGCTTTATTGATCAATACACCGTTAACCTCTACATCGAGCGAGGTTGGCCTCTTAGCTCGTGTAATTGAGACAGTCCCAACACCCGACTTCTCTAAAACAATGCATACAGAGCAATCCTTGCCCGCCTGAGCGTTAACTAGAGCAGCTTCTGTGGACTTACGGATAGTAGTCCCGTAGATGCCCCAAGTAATAGCTTCAAACAGCGCACTTTTACCTGCGCCGTT